TAACATTTGAACCAATTGCAGAAACTAAAGTAGCTAGGCTAGTTGCGCCAGTTGCTGTGTAAAGTGTATTACCAGCACCATCTTTGAATACTAATGAATCACCTGATAGTAGTGTTGGGCTGTTAACTGTACCAGTTGCTGCTGGCCAGCTTGATGCCCATGATGGACTACCAACTTCCACCCATGTGCCGCCATTTGATGGATTTCCGTCGCTGGCAGTATTATATTTCTTAAACCATAATTTATTTAGGTTAGTAACAGTAACAATCGCATAATCCCCTTGTGAGCCAAAACTTGGCAAAGGAGCATATGTACCGGTATTGTAGGTATTATCGCCTGCGCTGATCACCTTAACAGTTTGATTTGCAAATGTTTGACCATCAGCAGCAGATAAAGGTTGTCCGTTCCATTCGAATACACCAAACTGTGTATCTGCTGTGTCGAACCAGTATGTACCATCTGCTGGTGGTTGTGTTGGAGATGTTACGCTACCAATTAATTGTGCAGTGTCGAGATCAGCACGTACAACATATGCACGATTAGCTACGCCTAAAAAGCTGTAGGCAGCTTGTAGACCATATTCGTTTAACTCACCACCATTCACTGGATTGTTTTCTGCATCAGTTTGGAAATAAGGAATACCAAAAGTATTTCCTAAATCCATTTGGCTTGTTAGTAGATAAACTTTACCAGCATTAGATGCTAATGTTCCTGGCGCTGTTCCTGTGCCAGCTGAATTCTGTTTGTTTGCTTCTGAAGCAACTATAATTAAAGGTACGGTTCCAGGTGCTGCTGGTGTATAAAAACTTTCGTCTATAACTGTTACGCTTACGCCTGGTGACTGAAGTATGGCCATTGTGTGATCTCCATGATGACATGCTGTTCATGTATTTATAGGTTTTGAACAATTTGCAGCGGTTATACACCCATAAAAAGGTTCAAAAAAGGCTTAAATAAAATATGAGACCGTTATGTGACTGTGGCCGTGCGCCCGTAGCGATTAACTACTATAAACAAGGTAAAGCATTTTATAGAAGCCATTGCGGGTTATGTAATCGGGGAGTTAGAGCTCCCCGATGGTCTACTGCTGGATATAAAATTAAAAATACTTGCGATAAATGCGGGTTTAGATCACCGCATAAAGAAGTGTTTGCTGTATTTCATGTGGACGGGGATTTAAATAATGCCCGCCCTAATAATCTCAAGACGGTATGTGCAAACTGTCAGCGAGTTCTACATAAGGAAGGGGTAAAGTGGCGCCAGGGCGATCTTGTTCCTGATTTATAATTAGATCTTTTACTAGTCCGTATAAATCATCTATAGTAGTATCATTAGGTACAACAGCATCAAATTTAGTACCGCACCAAGCAGTTTCGCTAGCGTGGATATTTAATTCTGCCAGACGTGACTTTGCTCTTGAATAATTCATACATTTTTCACCGGCATTAACATCGCATGCGTCCTTGTACCATTCGGGATCATCCCCACGTTTTACACGGATAACAATGCCGCCTGCATTTTTAATTGATTTTATTTCATTAGGAAAACGACAGTCACTGATAACAATGTCGTCTGTACTGTTGCGGAGTTTATTTTCTAGTGCGGCAATCCAAATATCGTCATTGAACCCTTTACGACATACTTCAGTGCCCCAGTATTGTAGTACCCAGCGTGGTGTCAAGTGTGGCATGTTCAAACGTTCTGCCCACCATGGATCTACTTGCTCACGCCATTCACGGGCCTGTTTAGTACGGCCTTCTAGCATGGTGCGATCCCAACCAAACACTGCTGATACAGCATCTTTTAGGCTATTGGCAAATGATTCTCGTCGAAATCCGTGAAAGTTAGTCAAGTAGTCAGCAATAGTATCTTTGCCAGAACCAATAAAACCGCAGATGCCAATAATCATAGTAATCCCCTAATAGATGTACTATTATATAACAGTTTTATTACAGATGCAATATTTTTTTTAGCCAAGAACGAAAGTTAGGCCGGTTCCGCCCGAAATTAGAGTTTCTAGTTCTTTATCTAGTTTTTCCAATTCATCTTTGCCAGCTTGAAGCATAGCAGTGCCATTGAGTGTAATTGGACTTCCTGGGCCTGCAATGCTGCCAAATTTACTACGTGCTTCGCCTAGGATTGTTTTGGCAGTAGCAAGAGCATAATCTCTAAGCCATTGTTTGGCATAGATGTCTTGTAGTATAACCCAGTCTGGGCGATGGTTATAGCTACGAATTAGTACCTGTTCGCCTTGAGCAAAAGGACGTTGAAGAATGTCTAGTATATGACTAGTAGGCTTCCAATTATACTCAATATAACTACCGAACATACGTCCTACTAATTTTTGATATCCAGCAAAGGCGTCGTAGGTAGCTAAACCACCCATCATACTACCTGACATCAAATACGTGTTTGTATAGGCCAAGTTAAATGGTTCAAATAACGTGCCTCCAGCACCCATACCAGTACGTGAACCAACAGCGCGGCGGAAAACTTCACGCACTGCGATAACTTCATCTGGTAATCTATACTCGTTCTGATCTTGAATAAGCTCTAAAAACAAGTAACTTTCTTCTACAGCGTTAGGGCTACGTTGGCGGAATCTGGTCAGCGCACGATCTAGGGCAATTTCTAAGTGCTTGGGATCTAGCTCTACTTCAACCATACCGTCACCCAACATTGTTTTAATGTAGTCAAATACATTATTACGTTCAACTGTTGAATTAGACTGGGTTGTTGATGCTGCGGAATCTGCCATTATTTGTTCTCCTTACATATTTATCGTTAATAGGTTAACAAACTATTTTCAAAAATATTTATATAAATATTTACATAAATATTTTTAAAGGATACAATATGGAAATATGGAAAACTATAGAATCTTCGCCTAATTATGAAGTAAGTAACCTCGGATCTATTAGGAATATCAAGACTGGAAATGTTTTAAAAGTTGCAACTAACAACTACGGTTATAAACTGGTTTGCTTGTCAAATAAAAATCAAAAACAAACTGGCTATATCCACAGACTAGTAGCGGAAGCGTTTATTAAAACTAATCTAGATACCAGAACTAGTGTAGTAAATCATATAGATGGAGATAAGACTAATAATTCAATTAAAAACTTAGAATGGGCAACTTATTCAGATAATGCCTTTCATGGCAGAGTTAGGCTTAAAATAAAGGCAGATCAAGCAACCGAATTACTTGACCTACTAGAACAAATGGATTTTAATCAGATAGACAAAGTAGTAAAATATTGTAAGAGTATCTTACGATAAATATCATTATGCCACGCTTATCTCTATATAAACCAGAAAAAGGGCTCGACTATAAATTTATAGATCGCCAAGCCAGCGAAATGTTCCAAGTCGGGGGAGTAGATGTATACGTCCACAAATATCTTGGTTCTAATACCAGTGCTGAAAATGCCACTGCGGATCAGCCTAATTATGCCACTACCAGCGTGACAAATATACAGGATTTGTTATTCCTAGAAAATCGAGATCGTACATACGATACAGAAATCTATAGAATTCGCGGCATGTACAGTGCCCAAAACATTGACTTCAATCTAAGTCAGTTTGGTTTATTTTTAGACAGTGATACTATGATGTTGACTGTACATATCAACGATATAGTAAAAACTATTGGCCGTAAACCTATTACAGGCGATGTTTTAGAATTTCCTAATCTAAAAGATGACTTTGCTCTTAATGCACAAGATTTTAGTATGCCTCGATATTATGTGATCGACGATGTTACTCGTGCTAGCGAAGGGTATTCAGTGACTTGGTTCCCGCATTTATACAGATTGCGACTTAAACGCATAACAGACAGTCAACAATTTGCACAACTGCTTAATCAGCCTGCTACAGATGCAAATGGTGATCCAAGCAATACTACTCTCCGTGAGTTGATCAGCACTCATAATCAAACATTACAAATTAACGATCAGATAGTTGCACAGGCAGAAGCCGATGCACCTAAGAGCGGATATGAAACTCGTCAATTCTATACACTAGCTGTTGATCCTACTAATGGAAAACCAGTTCTAGAAACAGCAGATGAAACAACACTAGATGCTAGCAATGCCAGCTACAGAGCCAGTGAGGACAATGGTCGTCCAGTACGAACTGGCTATACTGGTTATCTAGTAGGTGACGGCATGCCGGTCAATGGTTACGATTTTGGTCACGGTATTCAATTTCCGCCCAATGCTGGTCCGGATGACTTCTTTTTACGTACTGATTTTTTACCTAACAGATTATTTAGATTTGATGGAAAACAAAATGCTTGGATAAAAGTTGAAGATGCTGTGCGTATGAATATGACCAACAACGATACACGCAGCACACAAAAAACTGGATTTATTAATAACAGTTCTTATACCTATAATGAATCAATTGCCACTGATATTGCTGTGTTAAATCAAGGTGATCACGTTATCAATACTAAGATTCTTTACAGCGTTGGCAGCTCTGCTCCGTACATTGTGTTAAAATTAGGAACAGTACAATTAGAATATCAAGTGTCTGCTTATGCAGGTTTAGTCACTTCATATAATTATACTAATCC